GTTTGCCGCCCCAAGGTTGAGGTTGTAAGCGTCCGTCACTTGCCACCACTAATTCGTTTAGTTTACGTAAATGAATGCGAATACGCCAACGCTGTTGATTTAGCGCAACTAATGGCATACCAGGTCCATCAACGTCTTCGGTTCCAATAACAGGAATTGGTACGCGAAGTTCGTTAAGTGTTGCTGAACGACCAATAGCAAGCGGAGTTTCAGTACGAGAACCGACCTCCTCGTTCATTAAGAATACTGCACCGGTTTCGGCTGTTTGACGATTACGCCATGATAGGTATTCACCGTAAGATTCGTGAATAATAACTTGGTCTTGAAAGATCTGTATTTTTTCAATTAACTGAAACCCAATAGCGTTTGTGTAACCGAACGTTACTCCACTTGCGTCGGTAACGATACCAGTAGGATTCGCAGCGGCAGCAATAGGTGGTAACCAAGTGGGTAATTGGATGTGAAGAAAGAAGTATTTAGCCATATCGCCGCGATGGTCAATGTCAAAATCCACCCAACGACCCCAATCCGGGGCATTGCGTGGTTGCGTTATATAAATCTCTTTTGTAAATGGTACGGTGCGCATATAAACACTATGAAAGAACGAGGTCTTAGGATTTGCGGTAAAAAAGATATCCTTTTTACCCCTGGCGACCAGTTCCATTAAACCACCGGAGCGAGATGACATTATGAATCTCCTTAATTTAGACCCAGCGGATTTTAAACCACAACAATTAATAGAGATGTTTCACCCTTTAATGACTATTTTTACCGCATTGTTATTTGTAGCACTTACACCCGGTATTCTTGTAACACTTCCACCCAAGGGATCTAAGTTAGCAGTTGCAGTCACACATGGTCTCCTTTTCGCCCTTATTTACCACTTTACTCATAAGGCTGTATGGGAATTTACTCGTAATTACGAAAGTTTTCAACTCGTACCTAGAATTATGTATGAAGGATTCCAAACTAAGCTGATTAACCCAGCCAGTCCATATCTCACTTCAACAGCTCCTAATAATCCAGACGGAACAGCCTACGTATTTCCACCAACTATCAAAAACGGTGATATATGCCAAACACAGACCTGTATGTGTAATGGTGCTGAAATTGCTAATAAGGGACGCTGCCAATAAACTCACCCACCCGCCCTGAAGTGGTCTAAACAGACAGAACCCTAAAAATCTAAACGATGAGTTTTCCGAACATCAGCACCGGTTATGGCCTCTCCGTTCAACCTGTGAAGCCGCCTAAATTGAGCGAACTGGTAAAGTCGGACGACAAGCCCAACGTTATTCTCACGACGATTCGCATTCCAGATGAACATATTTGGGCGAATGGTCTCTTTCAAAACGTTTACATCATTTACCGTATGTTAGAAGTTATGGGGCTCAAGCCTTGGTTGATGGTAGATAGTAATCAAAATAACAAAGACGCTAAACTACACGAAAAATTCAGAATGATTGATTTTAAGGAATACGCTGCCAAACCGTTCCCAGTAGTCTCATACGTAGAAATGGGTATGTCTTGTGACCCAGGAATTCGCCGATTTTTCCGCTCCATGGGTTCCAAAGTATCAAAACTCTATCTCGGTAACATTCTTAACATTGATATTGAAACGATGACATTTATGAAGGGAGTCAATTTCAGTCATCACGTTGCAGGTGAATTAGACGAAATCTGGGTAAGTCCTCATTACGATTTTCACGCTGAATACGCTGGTTCTATTAATGCTCTTTGTGGGAAGACCAGAATAGCGCCTTATGTATGGGATCCGATGTTCATTCAGGAATTGGGGGAAGTTTATACCGATAAAAACTTATCGCTAGAATCGGAACGGCTCTTCGTTATTATGGAACCTAATATCAGCTTCCAGAAGAATTCTGTAATTCCTCTTACGATTATGGAAGCGTATTATCGTCGTCATCCCCGTCGTGTTGCCCAAGTTATAGCAATAAACGGTGAAAGACTCAAACAAAATTATTATTATCAATCATCCGTATTACCAAATCTCCAAATTTTTAAAGATAATAAACTTCAACTCACTCCACGAGCGCATATTATTAATCTTGTTAAAGCTTTTCCATCTGCAATTATCATTATGCATCAAGTGAATAACGAGTATAATTATAGTTTTTTGGAATTCATTACAATGGGATTCCCTGTCGTACATAATATCAAACGATTCAAGGAATACGGATATTATTACGATACTAACGATTTTGACGGTGGAGCCGACCAGATTGAACGCATCATTCGTTATCATCAGAATAACAAAGTTGCGTATGCCGCCCAGGTTAAACAATTGACATGGCAGTTTTCCATCAATAATCCGGAAAACATTGCCGGTTGGAAGGATCTCCTTTTCAAAAAGGCATAACCGACCACGACCCACGACGGCTTAAAAACCACGAATAAGAACTCTTTTAGACAACTGGTGATGAAGGTTGGAATTACTACAAGATTTCTTAATAGTTACTTTAGTGGCGGTATTCCTCAAGTAGCATGTTCTCTCGCAACTGCTCTTAAAACTGCTGGTCACGATGTAACACTTTTGTATCCAGCGGGCGAAACTGACTGGTTCATTGATGTAAATGAATTAAAAACGGTCTTGCCACCACGTAAGGCGTGGTCTCCAACTACATCAACCGAACATTACGACGCAGTTATTGAAGTTGTATGGAGTTTTCCTGAAGAGACTCGTCCCAAAGTTGCCGATCACCGAATTCTTTGGGTACATCAACCACCAGTTTTTCACGATATTGAATCCTCAGTATATCCTTTTAATGCAACTCAACGTTCATTCAAGCATATTACCGCAATAATGACTTACGATATTTACACCAAGCAAGACTTCAGATATTTAGAATTTTTGTCAGGAGTGCCAGTAATCCAAGTACCATTCTTATGGAATCCTGAAGCACTTGATATGTTCATCAAGGAGAATAACTTACCTAATTGGAAGTCATCGGCCAAACGTATTGAAGGACTTTTACCTCCAGAAGCACCACCATCCGCATCATGGTGTATGCGTATTTTAGAAAGCAATTTCTCAAATACAAGCCACTGTGATATTCCTCTCAATATTCTCACTCAAATACGCGTTAAAGGAGACGCAGTTCGTTTTAATGTCCATAACGCCGAACAATTAGTTGAAAATAGTTTTTTCAAAACTAATATTGTAAAAAATCTTTTGGTGCCTGATATCAGCGGATGTATTGTACCTCGTGTTCGTTTACCAGATTTGTTACAAGAGAAGTCGTTCATTGTTGCACATCAACGATTCCGTCCAATCAAGATGTTTATGTTAGATGCCCTGTATGTTGGTATTCCGCTCATACATAATTGCGAACTTTTGACCGAAATGGGTACTCCATACGGTTATAAATTGAATCAGATTTTAGACGCAACAGCCGCTTGGGCAAAACTTAAGAAGGATTACGAAAAGGGTAAGAATCTATTTGATACAAAGAATCACGATGCTTTGAAAGAGAAACTGATAAAACGATTCTCTCCTAAATCGCTCTCGTCAAGTTACGATACTTTATTGAAGAAGGCGGTTTCTACATCTCCATCTCCATCCCCATCCCCAAAATCCATACCAGCGACATTATCGGTTGCCGATAATATTACTACTACAGTCACGTCAACCAAAGAATTGAGAGTACATTTCTGCGAATTATGGAGTGAATTTGTGCCCAAGTACAACTTCTTTATGTATTTACTTTCTTGGATAGGCGCAACTAACAAGATACCAGTTGTGTTAGATAGCAAAAATCCTAATTTAGTTATTTACGGGCCATTGAGTCGTGGACAAGAGAAGGCGTTTCCAGGTGTCTCTAAGGTATGGTTTACTGGTGAAAATATCCCACCACCTAACGATCCTGATATCGTTCTCAATATTGGATTTCAATACAGCACCGCTTCTAATTACATTCGTATGCCATTATGGATGATAGAGGTGAATTGGTTTGGTGGTGATCCAAATAAGATTGCGAATCCACGACCGGTCTCTTTACAAGCTGCTACAACCGTTGATGAAAAGGTGATTGATAGTAAAAGAAAGTTCTGCGCCTTTGTAGCCACGAATCCTAACAATAATAATCGTAATGCTGCATTTCAAATTGTTAACTCTTGGAAACACGTTGATTCGGCGGGCCGGTTGTTCTGTAATCGTCCAGAAGGTCCTATTCCAGCCGGTTTGGGAGGTGGCGGCGGTGAATTGGCTAAAGTAGATTATTATAAAGATTTCAAATTTGTAATCACTTACGAAAACTCGCCTGGACCAGGTTATACTACCGAAAAGATATTTCATGCGAAGGTTGCTGGAGCAATTCCTATTTATTGGGGTGACCCATTCGTTGATAGAGACTTTGAATCGGCCGGTTTTATCAACGCAAATCAAATAAGCAAACCTGAAGAGCTTATCACTATGATTAAGAAGATAGATGATGATCCGGTGCTATGGCGCAAGATGGCCGCCACACCGGCTATTTCAGCCACTAAACGAAAACAATGTGAGGAAACTATGGAACAGGTCGGAAAACGCATTTTTAAACTGATTTTAGACGCAGATGTAGAGGTCGGTTCTTGGGTTAAAGCAGAAACTTTTGGTAAGGCATATGAGACAATGAATTACTCACAGTTGTATGGATTATTTGAACCATCTGTGCCCGTTCAGGCACCAGCACCTGCTCCAGCACCTGCTCCAGTCCAAGTAGCAACACCTCAACCACAATCTGTAATCAGCGGTAATCGTCTTTTTGTTACCGCAGCAAACGCAAAATATATAGAAGCGGTCGTCAATCTCCTCGCCTCGCTCAAGTCGTACGAACAATCGCTCACCAAGATTGTCTATGTTTGGAACGATGTAAATCAAGAGATGCGCGATATTCTCATCAAATATGGTGCAACCGAAGTTCGTCCATTTCCAGAACAATACGGTCCATGGCGCGATTTCTGGAGTCCACAACATTTCGCATGGAAGTTATGGGCTCACGTTGATGCCGCTAACAAGGTCGCCCCTGGAACTCTAGTCCTCTACATGGATTCTGGTATAACAATTGCCTCACCAATCGCTAAAATTTGGGAAACTATACAAGACAAAGATATCTTTTTATTGGACGATAACGAACAAATCAACGAACGCTGGTGTCATCCAACCTTTTGTAAGGAATTACAGGTTACACCAGAAGAACTCAAGGCAAACCAATTATGGGCTGGATGTATTGGTTTCAAAGTAGGTGGCAAGTATATGGATAGTATTCATAGACAAGCGATAGGAATCGCTGAAGATAAGCGTGATGTTATAGTTGGTGAAAAATGGAGTCCATATTCACAGGTATGCTTAGGACATCGTCACGACCAATCTATTTTGAGTATTCTTTCTCAACGAGCAGGAGCACCAAGATTGCCACTTCGCGACTTTTATTGCGATCGCTCCATGCGTGCTGCTAAACAATGGGGAACACCACTCTACGTCCACCGAGGCAATTACAAAGATATCGTTCCATTTACCGATGGTATTGATGAAGCGTATGTTATTAATTTAGACCGTCGTAAAGACCGCTTAGAAAAATTCAAAGAAACGCATAAAAATATTAAGGACCGCGTCTATTTATGGAAGGCGATTGACGGTCGTCAAATGACTTTGACACCTGATCTCGTTAATCTTTTCCGTAATAACGATTTCAACTGGAAAAAATCGGTCATGGGTTGTGCATTATCACATTTAGGTTTATGGGAAAAACTTGCAAGCGACCCAATTGCCAAAACTTATCTTATTATGGAAGACGACGTTGTAATGTACGAAAAATGGGTTTTAAGATGGATGACAGCAGCTAAACACGTTCCAGAAGACGCTGATGTTATTTATTTGGGCGGCGTTTTACCACCAAACAAGGCTGCCTTCCCACAAGTTGCTGAATATGTTAATGACTACTTTGGACGAGTTGCGGAAAATACGCTTTACTCACCAAATCCTCGTCGTTATTTCCACTTCTGTAACTACGCATATATTCTCACTCAAAAGGGAGCACGAAAACTCTTACAACTTGTCAAAGAAAAGGGTATTTTCACAAGCGGCGATCATATGATTGTCAATCATGGTGATAAGTTACTTAATATTTACTTCACTATTCCACTTCTCGCCACCTGTTTCCAAGAAAATGACCCAATTTACCAGCGCTCCGATTTCAATAACTTCAATCGTGTAGACAATTTTGATAGCGATTTATGGAACAATACTGAATGTTTTACCAAGGAGGAGACATTTGCGGTAATCTCTCAGGAATTACAAAAACAGAGATTTACTGTAGTTGGCGACTCAATGCCAACTCCACCACAAATGAATCAGGCTCCTCAACCCGCACCAGTTTCCGCCCCACCAGGTACCGCAAAGACTGATTTCGCAGCAACTTGGAATCGTCTTTTACAGGCTACAGCACTTAAGAATGACGCCGATTTCAAGCCAGCATTGGATTTAATGCTTGCCATATGGCGAGTTGTAGATTTTGAATCAACCAAGTCCTATTTAGCATTATTTGAACAGTTATTAGTCGCGGAAAATGAAATGTTTATGAAATACAAAAACGAAATTTATAATACACTCAAAACAACATTTGATATCTCAAATACTCAAGTTTGGGGTAAAATTATAGGAAAATTAGCACCACAAACTCAATCACAACAACTGCAACCCCAACCCCAACAAGTACAAACACAAGTACCACAAGACGTTATTCCAATCTTTTACTTGAAAACAATCAAGCCTAATTTCTTAGAAAACGACTGGTTGAACTCAATTCTCCCCAAGCCAATCAAATGGGTACCACTTGAATCTTTCAATGAACTCGTTACAACAAGCAATCCAATTCTCCTTTTCCAAAATATTCCAGGCGAATCGGCACTCGGTGCAATCTACAATGGTTTTGTTAGTGGTTTAGAAAAGGCCGGCAAACAAATGACTATTCTTCACCTCAGCGATGAATTCGGAACCGATCCAGTTGATTTCTACAAGTCTCCATCAGTCAAGCGGGTTATTCGCAACTATCCACGAGCCAATCTTCCAGCCGATAAAGTAATAGTTATTCCACTTGGTTACGCTAACGGCCATCAAAAAACACCGACCGCAGCTAATCCATCATTTGAAAGCCGTGAATACTTATGGTCGTTCGCAGGATCAATGGACCGTCCTGGACGCGCTCAAGCAATCGCAGCGCTTCAAAAAACTGGTAATTTC